TGGACGCCCGAGGGAGGCGCGCCATGACCGCGGTGACGTGCACGGGCCGATGCTGCGAGCGGTTCGTCGTCGGCCCGGCCCACGACTGGCCCCGGTTCGTCGCGATGGTCGAGTCTGGCGACTTCCAGGCCGAACCGCGCGCCGGCCGGGACGGCCACGAGGAGGCCCGGTATCTGCGGGACATGCTGGTTCCGATCGAAGTACTGGACGGCGTCCAGTACTTCACCTGCCGCCATTACGACCGCGCAACGCGTCGGTGTCGCGAGTACGAGGCGCGCCCGCTCATGTGCGCCGACTACCCCCACGGCCGGCGGTGTGAACACGGGTGCGGGCTGATCGCCGACTTCCGAGGGCCGATCGCGCCAACCGAGGTTGAGCCAGACATCACCCCCGCATCGCCCGGGCCCGCTCCCGACTGATCTCCGCGAGCTCCTCAAAGACCGTCGTCATCTCGTCGAGGGTCAGCGAGGAGAACGCCGCGGGGCCGCCCAGTCCGGGCATGGCCTCCGCCATCCGGGCGAACCAGCGCGCCCAATCCCGCGCGCTGATCCCGGCCTCCCGGATGGCCTCAGAAAACACCTTTCATCGCGCGGATCGGCGTGGACACGGAATGTCCACACTTGGCGCACGTCGTCTCCGTCGAGCCCTTCACGCTGAGGCTGATCGCCTGGAGGGTCCGATCGAGGGCGAAGGCGTCGGCGTCCCCGAGATCGTCGACCGCCGCCGGAGGGAGCCGCCCGAGGCCCGGGGCGTCCGTCCCGGTGACGGCGTCGGCGATCGCGTCGGCGAGGAGCTGCGCGACGTTGGCCGCGCCGCCCTTGTGCGAGGCGTAGAGCCCGCCGTGGGTCGGAGGGCGGAGCGTCAGCACGGAGACCGTCAGCGGACCCACCCGCAGGGGCTCCCGCAGGGCGTACAGGGCGCCCGGAGGCTCGCCCCCGGTCCATCCCTCGACCTCCGCCGCGCCGAGGTCGTAGCGGGCCGCCTGCGTGGCCTTGCACGCCGGGCAGGTGCTGGACCACTCGATCCCCTCGGGGTTCAGGTGGGACAGCAGCGACAGGACAAGCACCTCGACGTCGCCCGAGGGCAGGCCGAGGATCTCCGCCGCGACGGCCCGCCGGCTGTCGTCGGCGACCGCGGAGCCCCGCCACAGGGACAGGGCCGAGGCGAGGCGCTGCGCGAGGGCGCGCGCGTCGTTGCCGGTGGCCGCCCCGAGGGCCTTCCGGAGCCCGATGTTCACCGGGCGCCAGCGCCACGCGATCCGCGACGTCGGCAGGGCGGAGCACTCCCGCAGGGCGCAGGTGGTTGTCTCCATGGCCGCGATCCGGGCGGTGCCGGGCTCGGGTGGGGCTTCTCGTTCGTCGATGATCTGCATCCCGTCTCCAGTGCGGCGCGCCGGGGGAGGCTGGAGGCTGGGATGCTGGAGAGCCGCCCCGACGCCCGCTGTCGACGCGTAGCCCGCCAGACGCAGAAATGCCCCGGGAGCCGCGAGGCCGCCGGGGCGCAGGTGTTTCCAGAATGGAAACGACTCAGGAGAGCTTGATCACGCTGTCGACGCTCAGCGAGTAGGTGATCTCCACCGCCTCGGTCGCGGTCCGGTCCAGGTCGCCCATCGCCCACTTGGTGGGGAAGACGCCCGCGAGCGCGTAGATCGCAACGGGGATCTCATCGGGCCCGAGCATCTCCAGCGTCGCGGCGCGCTTGTACCCGACGCCGCCGGCCTGCGACTGCACCCACCACGCATCGAAGGCTGCGGCCTCGACGACGTGGTGGACGTAGCCCGAGACGTCGGCGTTGCTGGCCTTCGTAAAGCCGGCGCTCTGGCGCGTCCGGTCCGCGAGCTCCAGTACTTCGAGCTCGCTTTCGAGCCCGGTGAACTTCGTCGCGTAGAACGGCGGAAGCCCACCGATCAACAGGCGGAACTTGCTGCGCGGGGCGGAGCCCGCGAGGACCTCACCTTTGATGTTGCTCATGCGACCTCGCTATCAGCGGACACGCCGCCCGGGTTGACGGTGAAGACGACGCGCTCGCTGGTGCCGGCGATCGTGAACGCGATCTCGATGTGCAGCTCGCCGGCGGAGCGGGTGGCCGCGGTGTTGTTGCTGGAGTCGACCTTGATCGACACCTGGTCCTCAAACGCCGGGCCCGCCGCGTCGTCGAACCAGCCCGCCCGGTACCAGGGCAGGAACAGGTCGCGGACAACGCGCTTCGCCTCGGCGAACAGGGACGCGCCGAGGGGGCGGAACACGAGGTCCTCGGTCGCGACGAGGAGGACGCGGCCGATGTGGCTCAACGCGATCCGCTTGTGCGCGAAGGGCGCGGTGCCGCCGTAGCCCGCGATCCGGTCGCCCCAGCTCTCGATCTGCGGCCCGCGCTTGCGCAGCGGAATCAGGCCGTAGCCGTTGAGGACTTCGAGATCGAGCGTCCGATCGCCGGTCGGCAGGTCCAGCGCCTGCGGGGCGAGCTGGAGGCGGGCGAAGGCGATCGCGTGGCTCTTGGCGTCGCTGACCTGGCGCGCCCGGGCGCCGAGAATCAGCCCGGTGGCGGTGCAGGTGTACGTTCCCGGCCGAGGGCTGTTCACGGCGAACGGGTCGCGGATCTTGACGTAGCTCGGGAAGAACGTCACGGCGTAGTCCTGATCCGGTCCGACCGCGAGGTTGCTGGCGTGCTCCGCCAGCGCCCCGGCTTCGGTGGTGGTCAGGTCGTCGATCTCGCAGACCGCGAGGGCGTTCTTGGCCGCCGCCCAGCCGATCAGCGCCTGCTGCACGGAGGCGGTCGAGACGCCCGGGACGGCCGCCACGATGGCGCCGGTCGGCAGGCTGTCGAGGGCGGAGAGGACCGCGCTCGGGCCGGTGGCGAGGGCCGCCTCGTAGTCGCCGGCAACGAGGTTGGCGTAGCCGTCGACGCCGCCAGACAGCTCCTGCACCCACTGGAGGCGCACGATCTGGCCGTCGGTGCCGGCGTAGCTGTTGCCGTTGGTCAGGCCGAGCTTCGCGTTCAGCCCGCCGTTGCCCACGACGATCGTCGCCGCGCTGCCGAAGTCCTGCAGCGCAGTGATCTTGACTTTGTCGTCGGTCGACACGGAGAACTCGACCACCTTGTCGGCGGCGACCGACGAGACGCGGGAGAGCTCCTGCGCGTTGAGGTCGGCAACGAGGGCGGTGGTCGTGGTGGTCGCGCCCGAAAGCGACGAGGTGAGGGTGATGTTCCCGCGCCCGCCGACGTTCAGGATCACGGTCTTCGTGCCCGAGGACAGGTCGTAGGTCCCGGCGACCGAGCCCGTCAGCGTCGGCGGCTGGGCGACGTCGATCTCCGAGCCCGGAGACGACTCCAGGGTCACGGCCTTGTGCGTGTTCGCGGTGATCTTGTACTTCAGCCGCTGGTTGCCCTGGGACGGGGCGGCGGCCGCGTACAGATACCCGCGCTTGCCGGAGAGGCCGGCCGGCAGCGCCTGGATCGTGATGGTGATCACGGTGTCGCTGGAGGCGCCGGTGCCGCCCGCCCGGACGGTGAAGCCCGGGAGGTGGGCGTTCTGGCTCGCGTACGCCGTCCCGACCACGCCGGCCGGGAGGTTCTTCGCGAGGTCGCCGCCCTCGGTGTACGTCGCGCTCACGGTAAAGTTGGTCGCGTCGCTGAACGTGAGGGTGATCACGCACGGCTTCGGGTCGGTGCCCCAGGTGATGTCATTGAGCACGTCGATGTACGGGTTGCCCGTCCCGGCCCGCGAGTAGCCGACCGTCAGAAGCTCGATCGTCGAGGAGACGGTCGTCCCCGGCTTCACGATCCCGGCCCAGTTGGCGGGACGGTTGAGGGCATCCGCCGGGTCGCCGCTGAACGCCGAGGCGTCGATCGCGATCTCGTAGTTGTTGGTGTCCTGGCTGAGCTGCGTCGCCCAGTAGGACCCGTCTTCGTCGTCGAGGTGGAGCCCGTCGTAGGTTCGCACCGCGCCACCGTCGCGCCACGCGGTGAGCGCGAACCGCTCCGAGTCCGCCGGCGCGTCGATGAACTCCACGGCGAGGCCCTCACGGGCGCCGGTGATCTCGTTGACGTTGTCAAGCGTGAGTACGTACCGGCCATCGGTGCCGGCGGACAGCGTCGACGGGAACCCGCCCGCGATCGTCAGGACGCCCGCGGTGGTGTTCGACTCGACGGTCCCGACCCAGGACGCGTTGTCGTTGGGGAAGGTCAGGCTTGCGCCCTTCCATTCGTCCTTGATGCAAGTCCGGGCGAGGTCGATCGTCGAGCCGGAGATCGCCGACCCGAGGGAGACGTCCCCGGTCGCGATCTGGCGACGACCGCCGCGCCGGCCGCCGTTGTCGGCGCTCACCGTCGCGATGATCGGAGCCGGGGCCACCGCGGCAATCTCGACCACCGACTGAGCGGCCTTGCGGGAGCGCACCGGGATCGACGCCTTGACCTGGTCGCCGTCGGCGACGCGCAGACACCACAGCTCGCCCGCGCCTGCCGCCTTCGCGAACCAGTGCTGAGCGGCCAAAGGCGCCTGAGAGTCGCGGGTGATCCCGCCGAAGATGCGGGTGAACTCGCCAGCGCTCCCGACCTTGACCACCTCATCGAGGGGGCCGGACCGGAAGGCGCCGACGAGGACCGTCGTACCCAACCCGCCGAGGATGGCCGGCTTGTCGGCCGGCTGCTCGCGGAGCTGGGCGCCAGGGGCGCGGATCGCCCCGAAAACGCGGATGCTCATGGTTCCTCCAGAGTTGCGGTCACAGCCCCGGAGAGGGTGACCGTGGACACGGACAGCGGACCGGCCGCGTAGGTGACGCGCCACGTCGCGCCCGACTCGGGCACGCCGGCCGAAAGGCCTTCGTTCCCGGTGCGAAAGGCGGTGATCTCGCGTGCGTCGTACACGGCTCCAGTCTCCTCGCTGACGATCGCGCGATACCGCGCCGGGCCGAGCCATGCCCGGAGCGCGGTCGCGATCTCTCGGAGATCGTCTTGGAGCTCGGCGACGATGCGGAGCCCTAGGGTCGCCGTGAGGCGCGTCTCGCCCTCGTAGCGCCGGGCCGTCGCGGGGCTGCCCGTCGACCGGATCAGCCGGTAGCCCTGGGGCGGCTCGGCCACCGGATCGCCCTGGAGCGCCAGGATCGTGGTCGGCGTCGCCTCGATCGCGCTCACGTCGCGGTGGTTGTGGACGGCGACCCGCAGGCTGTGGCGGCCCTCGAAGCGCAGGATGTGGCCGTTCAAATGGTCGTGAACGGTCGGCGTCCAGGTGGCGTCCACACCGGCGACGAAGATCCCGACGTGGGCCGACTCCTCGTCGTCGATGTGGATCACGGCGTCGGCGTCGGTCCAGATATAGGACGTCTCACCGCTGTTCAGCGACTGCGCCGCGCCGTTGCCCTGACAGGTGAACTCGACGGCCCCGAATGCCTTCACGGCCCGCAGAGCGGTAGCGAGGCAGATCAGGAGGTCGCGCTCGGCGGAGAGCTTGCGCGTCCCGAAGCCCAGACGGCACCCGTAGAACACCGGCGTCGCGTCCGCGTCGGTCGTCGCGAGGGCGCAGGCGATCGCCAGCCGACGGGCTGTCACCGGATGGGTCGCGATGTTCGCCTCGAGCTGCGCGCGCGTCGACCAGTGGGCGTCCGTGGTCGCCGTCGCCCAGGCCGAGCCGGTCCAGTAGCGCCAAGTCGTCCCGTCCCACGTCCGATAGGCGGTCGAGGTCCCCGTCGGGACCGACTCGAAGACCTCGATCGCGACGAGGGAGCGCATCCCGTCGGCGCGCAGGAGCGGGGTCCGGACCCACCGACGGGTCGAGTCGACCGCGGCCGGGAGGGACAGCAGCGCCCGGGCGGGGGCGCGCTCGGGCTCGCCGGCGCCGACGTCCCAGCCCTGGACGGCGCAGGGCTGCCCGATCTCCCAGGCGATCGCCGTCGTCGACCGGTCGATGTACTCCGACCCGTTGCGCAGGCGATAGCTGCCCGGGTCGAGCCAGAGATCGACGCAGCGCGGATCAAGCTGTCGGGTCACAGGAATCTCCCGTCGGCGCCGCGCTGAGTCCCGCCAGGACCGCGCGCCCCCAGCGCCCGCCTAACCGCCGCGCGCCACGCATCGCGGGTGAAGCTGCGCATCGCCGCTGAGGTCAGCGGCTTGCGGAGGAAGGGGCGCCCCGGGATGATCCACAGGTGGCCCGCCGGCCGGGAGGCGCCGATCGCCAGTTGGGCGGCAGCGTCCACCGTGGCTTTCTTGCTGGCGCCCCGCCGCTTCTCGCCGAGGCGCTTCCCCAGCTTTGCCATGACGGCGGCCCGCACCTTCGGGTGCTTGCGGATGTCGATCACGGCCCCTTCGTGCAGGATCGCGGCCACGTTCACGAGGACGGCGCCGTTGGTGGACTTGCGCAGGACGCCGACCCGCACCCGGTCCCAGGACGGGACGTCGTGGGTGATGCCCTGGATGAGGTCGCCCCGATCGACGAGCGGCGTGGAACTGCCCTTCATTGCGATCGTCAGCGGGCTGTTCGGGGCGTAGTCGCGCGCGCGGATCGACTTGACCACGAAGGCGCGGCCCGCGAGCCCGATCTTGTGGTTCGCCTTCTCGATCTCCCGGTGCAGGGCGCTGCGCACCCGGGCGGGGTCAAGGGCGGCCATCAGCTTGCGCCAGTCGCCGATGAGGCGCGCCCCGGTGGCCATCAGAGCGACTCAGCAGCGCGGCGCCCGGGGCGGTCGGCGATCTCCAGCACGACCAGGTCACGCCGGGCGGAAGCGCCAAGCCCGAGCTTGCCGCTCCGGCGGACGCGAACCACGTACCACCCGACGAGGTCGGTGTAGCTGGCGCCCCGGGTGACCGGCTTGATCCCGGTGATCCGGTCGCCGTCGGCGGGCGTCCACCCGGAGGCGGCGACGTCGGAGGCCCGGAGCGCGATCTCGGCGACGAGCGGGAGCTCCGGCCCAGCGGCGCCCGGCTGGCGGCCGTTGCGCACCTGCTCGTTGACTTGGCCGAGGATCTCAACCGTCGTCTCGCGCGCGATCTTGCGAACCGGCTCCCCGAGGGCGTCGGTCTGCGTCCCGGCCCGGTCGATCGGGGCGACGCGGACCCACTCGCGGCCCATCAGGGTGACGCGCATCAGCCCTCCGCCTCGGGCGCAGGCTCGGCACGGGCGCGGCGGGGACGCGCTGGAGGGGCCGCCACAGCCTCTACGGGCGCGCGGGGCTCCGGGGCGGGCGCTGGGACGTCCACGGCCACAAGCGGGCCCAGGAGGGCAGCGGCTGCGGCCACGGCGGGGCGCAGCGCCTCGGGCACGGGCGTCCAGACGCCGGGGCGCAGGTCGAGCCCGCCGACGTTGCGGGGGCGGGAGACGGGGGCGAGGCGGACGCGCATCAGATGCTCCAGGGCGAGCGTCGATCCCGACGGCTGCGGGAGACGTAGACGGCGGGCGGGCGGCGGTAGTGGGCGAGCGTCTGATCGATAGCCCGATCGCCGGTCAGGCCGCCGCTGACGACCATCGGGGACAGCTTGTAGTGGCGCCCCTGGGTCGTCTCCTCGGTGACGTAGGCCGCCCGGGCGTCGCTCTGCCCGTCGACGTCGTCCACCGCGATCAGGCTCCGGGCGGTCAGGCGGGCAACGCAGTCGAGGATGAGCTCGGGGGTAGACCCGTCGGCCTCCACGTAGCCCCACGTCGCGGTCACGCTGACGTTGCCGATCCCGTCCGGCCAGCGCGCCGAGGCGCCGCGGTAGCGGATCACGGGGTCCAGCCGGGGATCGTCGGGGCCCCAGCATGCGCCGTCGTTGATCTCGACGAGGCCGAGGTCGACGTCGATCGGGTCGCTTTGGTCGTCGACCTCGCGCAGGGTGATCGCGGTGACGCCCCCACCGCTGTACTGGTCGGCCGAGACGACCGGCATCGGCAGCGGAAGACGGTTCCCGCCGGTGCCGTCGACGGTGAGCGTCGCGGCCACGGGGCGGAACACGCGCCCGGTGTACCCGTGGAGGTAGGCGGCCGCGAGCTTCAACGCGGCCAGGGTGTCCGCGTCGGAGACGGCCGAGTAGGACGCCCCCATCCGCGTGCGGAGGGCCGCGAGGGCTGTTGCCTGGACGCTCCCGAAGTATCGCCAGGGATCGAACGCAGGAAACAGCATCGGCGGCCCCCAGGGGTCAGATCAGGCGCGCTCGTCGACGCGCTCGTCGATGTCGATCTCAAAGCGGAAGCGACCCTCGATGTAAGTCGTGGTCGAAGCCGCCTCGATGCTCAGGGTGTCCCCCGGGCTGAACGTGTTCGCCGCGGTCGGCGCGCCGAGGGCCAGGACGGTGCCGAGCGCCGAGGTGCCGGACATCGCGACGCTGTCGGAGCCGGTGACGTTGGTCGTCCCGATCTCAAGGTTCGGGGTCGTTCCCTTGGCGCCGGTGCTGATCGCCTTCTCGGTGACGACGCGCCAGCCCACGATCTTCCCGTAGATTCGGGGCAGCGGCAGGTTCGTCAGGATGTCGCCGTCGGCGATGTTCGCCGCGTCCACCGTGTGGGTGATCTTGCCCCACGGGCGGTAGAGCGCAGCGACCGAGGAGCCGCCGATCAGCGCGCCGCCCGGGGCCTCGTCGGCGCCCGACGCGCGCCAGCCGCTGTCCGAGTAGACGCCCTGGGGGCGGACGGTGTGATCGAGGCTCACGGAGATCGCCGAGCCGCTGCGGGAAAAGGTCACGGTGCCGAGCTTGACGTAGGCGTCGGTGCCGACCGCCGTCTCGATCGCGGCGTCGGTGGGGGCGGCGGCGGAGGCGGTCGCGGCGGCCGCGCCCTCAACCATCGACCGCTTGACCTTGCCGGCGCTCTCGTCCCAGTACGCGACGAGGGTCGCCTTGATGGCGTAGCCGTCGGCCAGGGTGTTGCCGCTGTTGACGGTGATCTCGGCCACGCTGGCGAGCTGCGCCACGCGGTGATCGATGACCACCTCGCCGGGCTCACAGGCGACCTTGAGGCTTGTCGAGGAGAGGGCGGCGGCCATGTAGAGGCAGAGGCGGGCGCCGATCGCGCGGCGGACGCCGCGGGACTCGCTGACGCCAAGGGCGTTGAGGCCGGTATCCAGGTTGGGCATGAGGATCTCCAGGGTGGGCGTCAGCCCGGGTTAGCGGCCAGCCACGCGGCGATCGCCTCGCGCTGAGCCCGTTTCGTGCTCGCGACCTCGATCGCGGAGCCCTCGATCGCGGCGTGCATCGCCTTCAGCGTCGCCTCGTCGTCGGCGACCAGAGCGGCCAGGGCGGCGCGGTCGGGACCGGCCACGGCGGCGAAATCGTCATCGATGGCGTCCCAGCCGTCAGCCGGCGAGGGCGCAGGGGCCGGGAGTTCGTCGGCGACGGGCGCAGGGTCGGCCACGGGGGCGGCGGGCGCCTCGGGCTCGCTGGGGGCCTCGGCGGCGATCTCCTCGCCCCGCTGGTACAGCGACTCGATCGCGTCTTGGAGCGGGCGGGCGATCTCCTCGTTGCGCTCGCGCCAGACGGCGTACAGCGCGCGCGCCTCGGCGTCCGGCAGGCCGGACACCGCGCGGGAAAACTCGCCGACGGCCAGCGCCAGAGCGTCGATCAGCCGGTGGGCATGGGACGCGGCGGAGGCGGCCGGGTCGGCAAAGCCGATCAGCTCGCGGCCGGTCAGCTTCATGCGGGGCGACTTCTCCCAGGCAGAGGCCCGGGGGTCGTCGGAGCGGATCGAGAACTGCGAACCCTTGGGCACGCGGTTGCCGTCAATGTCCATAGAACCGGCCACGACGACGAAATGTAGAAGGTAGATCATCCCAGCCTCAGAGTGGTGCGGAGGCCCGGAGGCGCCCCGCGGGGTCATCAGGAGCCGAACGAGGTCGCCGCCACGATCACGCCGTCCTGGAGGGACGCCGCTTCGGGGCGGAGAACCAGCGGGCACATCTCGATGTAGAAGTCGAGGCGGAAGCGGTCGGCCTCCTGCTCGAACTTGTTGAACATGCGGAAACGCGAGGAATCAACGACGTTGATCAGGTTCCGCGGGTTCGTGAGCAGGATGGACGCGCAGTCGGCCACGTCGAGGGTGTAGTCCGACGCGGTCGTCGAGATCGACCCCTGGCCGAGGCTCCCGACGGTCGAGGCGAAGTTGTTCGTCCCGTCCCACGTGACGGTGACCGTCTCGGAGCGGCCGGTACTGTTGCGGGTGATCTTGACCTTGCGGCCGGCGTTCCCCGCCGCGGCGCCGCCGAGGAGGGTGTCGACGCGGACCTTGATGATCGTGCCCGACGGGTTCGTGACCGCGTCACCAGCCACCACGGAGCCGCTCAGGGTCGAGAAGCCCTGCGTCCGGGGCATCTGGGGAACCTGAAGGTTCGGGATGCCGAGGATCGGGGCCTGCTGACGGCTCATGAGCGCGTCGGCCGCCACCTGCGAAGCCGCCGCCCACTGCGCCGCGAAAGCATACTGAGCGTTCGCCTGGAGCATCGGCGGAACGAACCAACGGAGGTTCGGGTCATTCTGGTACCGCTCGGGGAGACGGTCGTAAGCGGCCTGGAACGCGGCGATCGAGTACGCCGACCCGCGCGTGGTCGTCCCGACGTTGCCCGAGTCCCGGATCTGCTTGATCCAGCCGTCCTTCTGCGACAGGAAGCGGCGCTCCCGGCTGCCATCGGACGTCAGGTCGGTGTCGCCCTGGATCGCCAGCATGGCGATGTTGGAGCCGAGGCGGCGCGCCAGCAGCATCCGCAGCTTGCCGAGGAAGTCGCCCTCACCCGACGCGGAGGCCTCGCGGACGTCCTCGGGGGTGTAGAACACGGTCCCGTGGAACTTCTGGGTCTGGTACTCGATCTTCGACGTGGTCGCGACGTTCGACGCAGTCTGCGCCTCGCCCTCGGTCGCCGGCTCCATGAGCCAGTCGCCCATGGTCATGTCGGTGAACTCGCCGGCGCGCTGGTCGACGAACTTGAGCGACGTGGCGCCGAGCCAGTCGCTGTCGTTGGCTGCGTCGATGATCAGCCCGTGCACCGCCTTGCGGTTCATGAACTGCCCGCCGGCGCTGAGCGTCGCGGTGGTGTTGACGTCGTCGGACTTGCCGACGGTCTCCGTGCGCGGAAGGCCGAGGGCGGCGTTGGCGGCATTGAGAGTCGCGAGTTGCTGGGCGATGGAGAGGCTCACTGGGCACCCCCGAAGGCGGCGCGGAAGTCAGCGAGGGCGCTGTCATCGGCCTTGCCGGCGGTCTGGCGGTTGTTGTCGATGCGGCCGGCGTTGGAGACGCCCGGGGCGGCCTCCAGGCGACCGATGCGGGCGTTGAGCTCGCCGACCGACTTCGCGACGGTGGCGAGGGTGGCGACGAGGCCCGGGACCTCGACGGCATCAGCGTCGTCGGCCTTCGCGACGGTCTTCCCGTCGGCTGAGAGCTTGCCGCCGCCGAGGGTCGCGGAGAGCGCGTCGATGTCGGCGGCCATCTTGGCGACGGTCGCGTTGATCCCGGCGAGGGCGCGATCGATCATGCCCTGGAGCTGCATCCCGGCGGCGCCGAGGTTGGCGCCCGAGGCGTCGGCGATCTCGCCGTTGAGCTGCCCGGTGGGCAGGCCCGGCTGGTCGGGGGTGATCGACGCCTTGGCGACGATCTCGGCGGCCGACTTCGCGGCCACCTGCTGAATCTGGGCGTCGGTCGCCTGCGGGTTCGCGGCCTTGTAGGCCGTGACCGCAGCCACCGTCGCCGCGTTGATGGCGGCAAGGTTCAGTCCCATCGGGACCTCCTGGGGGTTGTCCGTCTTGGCGACGGTGGTCGAGGTGTCGGCGGCGTCGAGCACCGCTTGGAGCGCCGCGATCGCCGAGGTGACGGCGTTGCGGTTCTTGGTGGACAGGACCTTGCCCGCCTTGGCGACGAGCTCGCGGGCGGGGTCGTCGTGGTCGCGGTGGGCCTTGGCGACCATCTGGAGGCCGAGCGGGTTCGCGGCCGGGAGCTGGCTCACGAGGTAGGCCGCGGCGTCGGCGAACGCCTTGCGGATCGCGGCCGGCTTGTCGGTGAGGTTGGGGTCCTCCATGACCGACTCGACCGTCTCGCGGAGCGCGTCAGAGATCGACCACCAGTTGCGCCAGAACAACTCAGGCGCCAGCGCCTCGGCGAACGAGACGGCGGCCTCGCCCTCGCTCTTCGCGGTGGTGTCCGTCATCGCCCCGCCGGTGAAGAACGACAGGAACCGGCGGAAGGCGCCGATCTCGGCGGCGGTGGCGCCCAGGCTCCCGCCGTTGCCCGGGTCGGGCGGCTCGGTGCCGGCGGGGATCTCGGCCTTGGCGACGCTGAACGTCCGGCCGTTGGCGCCGCGGGGCACCAACGACACCTTGCTCACGTCGGGGTCGCCCATGATCGTGACGACGGGCTTTCCGTCGGGGCCCTTGAGGGCGGCGAATCGCTCAGGCTTCATGCTTGCTCCGTGGGGTAGACCGGGACAACCGGCATCTTGGACACCTGCCCCCAGAAGCTGACCGCGTTGTACGTCCCGTCCTCGATCGCGGTCCACTCCGCCGACCCGGGGTCTACCTGGAGGACGACAACCCAGGCGCCCGGCCAGTAGTGCGGCGATTCGACTTCGGGGCCGTTGATGAAGGATTCGACCACGCGGACCGTGGAGACGTCGTTGAGGTCGTGCCGCTGGTCGATCTGGCGGTACTGCACGAGGTAGCGGTGCGCCATCCTCACGATGTTCTCGGCGAACATCGCCTCGCCCTGGGAGTCGATCGGGGTCAGCGCGCGGGCGGCGAGGTCAGGAGCGGTCGCGGCGGCAAGCTCAGCGGAGCCAAGTTGCGCCTCCAGGGCCGAGAACTGCGCGAACGCCTCCGCGTCGAACGGCAGGTACACCTCGACCCAGATGAGCCCTTGGGTCATCGACCGGTCAGCCTTGCGGACGCGCGCGAACGATGCCAACCGGCGATCCTCCATGCGCCGCGTTGACCCGTCGCCGTTCGGTCGTCAAGCGGCGTCCAACCCGGATAGTCGGCGCTTGTTGCGCGCACGCGCGCCTAGCCGGCGTCCGGGGCGTAGATTCGCCCGATCTCGGCGGCGCGGACCGTGAGAAGATCCGCGAGGTCGGAGACGTCG